AATATGGAACAGCAACTATCGCCCCTAATAGATACTTTAAACGAGCAAAAGATTCAACGGAAAATAAAGTTTATGGAAGTATAATTCCAAGTTTAAGAAGTATAATTGATAAAAGATTTAAGAAAAAAGGTTTAAAATAATGGCTGTAAACGGAGTAGGAAAAGCAATATATAATATTTTAAGTAATGATTCAAGCATTACTGACGTAGTTGGAACTAGAATTTTTCCTCAAAAGATTGAGTACAATTCTACAATTCCAGCAATAACTTATTTTATTACTAGTACAACTCCAACAAATACAAAGAACGGAGTTTCTTCTTATGATTATACTGATGTTCAAATTACAGCTTTTGGATCAACTTATGACCAAGCTTCTAATTTAGCTCGATTAATAAGAACAGCTTTGGACTATGTTAGTGGAACTTATGCTGGAATAGTAGTAGATAAAATATTTTTTGAAGACGCAAATGATATTTATGACGATAATTTTGGAGAAAAGGGAATTCATTATGTGGCTATGGATTTTCAATTTAACATAAAACGATAAAACTATGCACAAATTAACAATGAAAAAAGACGTTACTTTTAGAGATATTGAATATCTTAAAGGAGAAACATACGAAGTGTCTGGAAAGATAAGAAGAGTATTCTTAAAATTAGACGCAATAGAAACAAAGAAAACAACGAAAAAGAAATCAAAGTCCGTAAAAGACTTGGATACTAGTATTTAATTTAAAATTTTAAAACAATGGCGATTTTTAATGGAACGGACTTAATATTGAAAGTAAGTCCAACTAGTGGCGGAACTGACGCAAAATTAATGCATTCTCAATCCGTTACTTTAGACGTGTCAATGGACACAATAGACATAACTACAAAAGATTCATCTGGAAGACAAGAGCTTCTAGCTGGTTTGACTTCATTCTCTTTAAGCTCAGACGGCTTAATGGACTTCAATCCTACAACTGCGGCTAACACGGAGTTTGATGAATTATTTGTTCAAGGTTATACAAATAGAACAGCTGTAACTTTTGTTTTTACTTTAGCTTCTACATCTTCTGGAGATTACACATTTTCAGGAAGTGGAATTATAACAGCTCTTTCTATTTCTGGTGGTGTTGAAGACGCTCCTACTTATTCAGTAAGTATTCAGGGAAGTGGTGCTTTGACTAAGAATGATATTTAATAATATTTCGTTGGTGGGGTTGGTCTTCGGACCGCTCCACTAATGAACTTAAAACTAACGAAATTATGTTTGAAGTAGTGATACTTAATAAAAAAGATTATCCAATTAGATTTGGAATGAACGCTCTTAGAATTTATTGTAAACAAACAAATCGAAGCTTAAACGATTTGCAAAAACTAGGTCAAGATATGAGCTTAGATGACGCTGTCCAACTTATGTTTGCTGGACTTAGAGACGGCTCAAGAGTTGCTGGAAAAGAATTCACTTTAACAATTGATGACTTAACAGACATTTTAGACGAAGACTTTGACGCTTTACAAAAGTGTTTAAATGTGTTTAGTGAACAATTCTCAGCTAAATTTAATTCTGAGGGAAACGCAAAGAGGGAGAAAAAAACTCCCAAGAAAAACAAATAGACTGGGACGATTTAGAAGCAATTGCTTATGGCTTTGGAATCTTACCAAAAGAATTTTGGGACTTAACATTCCACGAATTCTTTTTATTGCAAAGGGGACGAAATGAGATTTTTCAAATGAAAGAAAGATTTGAATGGGAAAGGACAAGGTGGCTTTGTGCTGTATTATTACAGCCGCATAGAAAGAAAGGAACGTCAATAAAACCGACTGATCTAATTAAGTTTGAATGGGAAAAGAAAGACAAAAAAACTAATTTGAAAGAAAGAAAATTGAGAGGGGAATATGCTAAAAAGAAATACGAAGCAATAGAAAAAAATAAAAAAAAGAAAAATGACTAAAAGACTTTCCGTTGGCTTATTTTTAGATGACAAACAATTTCAAACTGGATTGAAGAGAGCTTCAAATTCAATGAAAAGATTTGGAAAACAAATGGCTCAAACTGGAGCTTCTTTGTCCACTAAATTAACTCTTCCAATTGGGGCGGCTGCTGTGGCTTCTGTTAAAATGGCTTCAGACTTTGAAGAATCATTGAATAAAACTCGAGTTGCTTTTGGAGAATCAAGTACGGAAGTTGAAGCATTTGCTAAAACTACATTAAAGAACTTTGGACTAGCTGAAGGCTCAGCTTTAGATATGGCTTCAATGTTTGGAGATATGGCTACTTCTATGGGGCTTACTCAACAACAAGCTGGAGGAATGGCCACTTCTTTAGTAGGACTAGCTGGAGACTTAGCTTCATTTAAAAATATTGGAATAGAACAAGCTCAAACGGCTTTAGCTGGAATATTTACTGGAGAAACTGAATCTCTTAAAAAGCTAGGTATTGTAATGACCGAAGCTAATCTCAAACAATTTGGCTATAATAAAAACATGAGCCAAGCTGAAAAGATTGGAATAAGATATAAGGCTATAATTGAAGCAACTAAAAACGCTCAAGGAGATTACTTGAGAACATCTGACGGAGTTGCTAACAGCACCAGAACTTTAACTGAATCGGTCAAAGAACTAGCGACAGATTTTGGAACTTTACTTCTTCCAGTTGCTTCTAAAGTTATTGCTAAAGGACAACAATTAGTTGATTTTTTTAGAAATTTAAGCACCGAACAAAAAGAAACTATTATTCAAGTTGCTGGAGTTGTAGCTGTTGTAGGTCCTACTTTAGTAGTTTTTGGAAAATTAGTTGGTATTTTAGGAACTGCAACTAAGGCTCTAAGAGCTTTCAATTTAATGATGGCGGCAAATCCAGCTGTTTTAATTGCTACTGCAATAGCTGGTGTGGTTGCGGCTATTGTGTTTTTTGCAACTTCTTCTAGTGAAACTGCTATAAAAGTTAGAAATGCTTTTCGTAAAATGGCTAATGGAGTTCTTAATGCTCTTAATTTAATGATTGAAGGACTTAACTTTTTTAGGGACGAACAAAATAAAATAAAACCAATTGAGCCTTTTAAGTTAGAAGAACCATTAAAAGATACTGCGAATGCGGCTGACGAAGCGTCTAAGGCTGTTAAAGATTTACAGAATACAACTAAAAATTTTAAACCTTTCCAGCCTTTAGAATTAAGCGAAGACCAGAAAGGAACTGGAAGAAAGACTGAAGCTAGAGAAATTACTTTAATGCCTAAAATAGATCCAAAAGCTATCGAGCCAATAAAAGCTACAACAGACGTAATTACAGAAAATTTTTATAATGCAACTAGAGCCGCTGAAGAATTAAAGAATAAATTAGAAGAAACAGCTAATGTGGCTGGAAGTGCTTTTATGTCTATGGCTGATAACTCGGAAGCTTCACTTGGGGAAATGGGAGCTTCGGCGGCTAATGCGGCTAGGGAAATAATTAAGATTGAAGCGGCTAAGGCTGTGGCTGGGTTTGCGGCTTCGATTTTTGCTAGTGTTCCTTTCCCAGTAAACTTAATGTTAGCGGCGGCGGCTGGATCGATTGCTGGTAGTTTATTTGCTAAAATAATTCCTCCATTTGCTGAAGGTGGTTTAGTTTCTGGAGCTACTTTAGGAATGGTCGGAGAAGGTCGAGGAACGTCAATGGTAAATCCAGAAGTTATTGCACCGCTAGACAAACTTCAAGGAATGCTAAATCAAGGTGGCTCAACGGAAGTTTTTGGAAGAATAAGCGGTTCGGACATATTACTTTCAAGCGATAGAGCTAGAGGAAATAGAAAAAGAACGAGAGGAAACTAATGGGATATTTTATAAGAAATACAGCTGAATTCCAAAATGAACTTGGAAGACATTACAAAGTAATTATATTTGATGATGATTTAACTGGAGATTCTTCGGACACATTCACTCTAAGCAAAAGAGGATTTGACCTCACTTATGAAACTGAGGACCGCACAAGGTTTACTGGTTTGATTCCTAGTAACGTTGAGTTCGATATAGTTACAACAAGCGTAGCTGATGAAACTTTGGCTTCAGATATTAAAGGAGCGGCTTTTGGAAGGTTCTTAATTAGAATAGATAAATCAGACGACGGCGGCTCAACTTACAATCGTTGGTGGTGTGGAAATATACTTTCAGACGTTTCTTCAAATCCAGACTTATCATTTCAACAGCACCCCAGTTTTACCTTTACAGCAACTGACGGACTAGCTGAGCTGGTAGATGTTAAACTTGATGACAACACAACTTACGCTTCTTTAAATACTTTGACTCCTTTTGTTGATGTAATTATTTCTAGTTTAAAAAATGATTTAGATAGTTCTGTTTTTTGGAATGCTACGGGGACTGGTCATAGATTCCTTAGAACAATGGTAAACTGGTACACGGACAATATGCCGACTCCAGCTTCTAACATAGATCCACTTAGACAATCTGGTAGCATATTTAGAGCTTTTAAAGAAGTTGAAAACGGACAAGAAGTAACTATCAGTTCTTATGACGCTTTGGACAGAATTTGTAAAGCTTGGGGGGCTAGATTGTTTTTAGCTGACGGACGTTGGAACTTCACTCAGAATAATGCTTATACTCAAATGGCTTCTGGTGGCGGTCAATGGAGAAGGGACTACTACAAACAAGACAATGACGTAATTGCTTCCGACTCAACAGATTACAGATATTCGGTTAGTAATGTTTTAACTGGTGGTTCTTTTGACGCTTTGCCCCCAGTTCAAAGTGTTGTTGTACCTTATGACTTTTTATTTGATTTGGATTTCATTTCAACTCCTTTTGTTCTTTGGAATACTTGGGTAAAAGGAGAAGTTCCAGACTGGGGTTCTCCAAGTGCTACTCAACACAAAACAATCGCAACGGCTTTAGAAAGAGACATGGGAAGTATTTCAGCGGCTACAAATGCAAGGATTGAGTGGTGTTTAAAATTTAGACCTAAATTTTTTGGAAATCCTTCTTATTTTCCTATTGAACAATGGAGTAATCCAAACGGATACAATAATTGTGCTTGTTATATTAATGCATATTTAAAATTAGTAGGAGATTCTGGAAAGCATTATTATTTGGGAATTTCTGGAGCGACTTCTAATATTACATACACATCAAATTCTTCTATTGGAAATTATTCGTGGATTGAATCTGGAACTACGGCTAGTCCTTCAGTACCTAGTCAAATGAACACGAATCTTAAAAGGATTGCTAGTGGTAACTGGATTGATTATTCTCAATGGAATAAATTTCCATCTGGAGATAATGTAACGGAAATTAGTGGAACTTCATCTGACGGAAATGGTGGTTCTGGTGGTGCGGCTTTAGACGCTATTCCAGAAGACGGAACTCTTTTCTTAGTTGCTTACGCTCAATTTAAATGGGTATTAGTTTT